ATCCCCAAACCCGGCGCAGGGCAGCCTTCGAGCCTAGAAGGAAGCCCTGGGGCCGCCGGGGGCGGGGACGATTCCGCAAAACAAAACGAGGAGGTCAGTACCATGACTGCGGAAGAAGAAAAGAAGCTGCGCGAAGAGAACGAGCGGCTCAAGGCGGAGGCAAAGGATAAAGACATTGCCCTTAGCGAAGCGTCCCAGCAGCAGCGGAAAACCAACAGGGAACGGCTCAGGTCTGTAATGGACGAAAAGGGTATGCCCAAGCCGGTGCAGGAAAAGGCGTTGGCCCTTTCTGATGCCCTGGAAGAAGGCAAGACCCTGGAGCTGTCGGATAGCGACGCCCCCGAAGGGAAGCGGAAGGTTTCCTCCCAGGACTGCCTTATCGAGATTGTCTCCGCCTTTACCAAACCGGTAGAGCCGGGGGTGATGAACCTGAGCGACGGGGAAAACACCGCCGGGTCCGCCGGGAACACCGGCCGGATTAACCTTTCCCAGATTTAAGGGGGCTTTTTATGGTAAATGGAAAGACCGCTGAAATGGAACTTAACACCCGCCGGGCGGCGGACGGACGGCACCCGCCGTTCATTATCAGCTATGCGCTGCCGGCTACGCACATCGCGTGGCCGGAAGGAACCGTCATGGTCAAAGGCGCCGCGGACGGCCAGGCAACGGCCGACACTGCCGGCGACGGCGAAGACATCGTCGGTGTACTCGACACCAGGGTGGATGCAAACGAAGAATCGGGCAACGTGATGATCCACGGATCATGCTCGCCGGATATTCTTAAATGGGTTTCCACCGGCGTACTTGCCGATGCCGACTCGGATCAAATCGAAGCCCTCAGGGGCATCGGTATTTACGTGTAACAGGAGGCGCGTAATCATATGGATTTTTTCAAGAAGTTCTTTATCATTCAGGCGCTGGTAACCACGCTGAACCGGCTTCCGCCCCTGAAGACATTCGTGATGGATCTTATCTATCCCGAACCTGTCAGGCGCAACCATCCTTTTGACCGGCTGTCCTATTCCGACCTGAACCTCCCGGCCAAGAACATACCGCTTGTAACCAGGGGTTCAAGCTCCTACCCGCTGTCTCCGGACATAACCAAGCTGACGCAGATAGAACCGGCGAATTTTATGCCGTCGATCACAATATCGGCGGCAGATTGTAACCGGTTCCGATCCCTTGGCCTGGGCGCCCAGCAGACCTTCATCGACAACAAGATTGAATATCTGCGCCAGGCGGTCCGGAAAAGTACCGAAGCGCTGGCCATCCAGTCCATCACCGGGAAGATCGAATACGATATCCGTAATGCCGACGGCACGATGGATATCTACAAGGTCGACTTTGGCGCCCCCGAAGCCGTCACAGTAGGCAAAAAGTGGGACGATGCCAATACCAAAGTGGGGGACATTACCGCCTCCATCGGGCAGATTGTCCAAAGCCTCCAGAAAACGTCCGGCGGTACCGATATCGTTCACCTGGTGAAGTACGACGTGTACTCCGCCCTGGTGTCCAAGGCTGCCACGCTGAACAACAGCGACCTTATCAAGGTTTTCCCGGACTACGTACAGATCGGGAACGCGAAGTTCATCATCTGCGCGGCCCGGTATTACAACTACAAGACCCAGAGTTTTGTAGACGCCATACCGGACAAGTGCGTGGTGAGCCTTGCCAGGGACGATGCCTTCAGCCTGTTCTACTGCGCGCTTGATTCGCTTGACGCGAACTTCGCGTCCCTCCCATTCTACGTGAACTCGATAAAGCTGGATGACCCCGAAGGCGCCAAGTTTATCGGGCAGTCGCGTCCCATGCCGGTACCGAACGTAGCCGCCATCAGGAAGGCGCAGGTCCTCGCGTAGTATGGAAGAGCTGGGCATACAGGACATTCCGGCGGAAACGCCCGCCAACACCGGCGCCGCCGCTTTCTCCCCGTTTGGGGAACCGGTTACGCCGGATGAGGTAGCGGAACGGCTGTCCCGGAACCTGTATGACCAGCTCTCTGAAAAGTCGGATGATACCGTCCGGGACGCGATTTCCCGGGCGGGAATCTATATTGGCGCGGTACTGCACCGGCTTGGCGTGCCCTATAATCTTGACGACAAGATCATACGCGAAGTGGTGCTCATCCACACCATATACGAGCTTCACATCGCCCTGGGGCATGAAGAGGCCGGGCGGGAATACCGCGTCAAGGCGAAAGACATTATCCGGGCGGCCTGGGGTGATTTCCCCGAGGCCGATTCGGCGCCCGAGAAAGGCGCGGTAGCCGCGGTAGCGGTTCCGCCAAAGCGGCGCGGAGGGCGGCAATGGACGTATTAGACACCCTGGACAGCCTCTCTCGCTCTTTGGAAAAATCTTCAAAGCTTGCCGTAATCGGTAATATGGCTGTGGACATAATCCGGGGCCACATTTACGACGGAACGGGCTTTGCTCCCCTTGCCCCGGCGACGGAAGCGTACCGTGGAACCGGAAAACCCCTTCAGGATACCGGCGGACTGCGTGATTCAATCACCTTCAAGGTAGACATTGATCAACACATGGTGAGTGTCGGAACCAACAAGCCCTACGCCGCCATACAGAATAACGGCGGAGTGATACGGGCCAAAAAGGAATGGCTCTGGATACCAGCCGCGGGTGTGCGTCAATTACAGCGCCGTTATGGCTACAGCCCCACGGATGTCATCAGGGGGCTCAAGGCTTCTGGCTATTTGGTATTCCGGATGGGCCGGACTATGGTCTACAAGGAGAAACGGAGAAGCCGGAACGAGGAAGGGAAACTCCAGTATCAGGTCCACGTCCTTTACTACCTTAAAAAGTCCGTGGAAATTCCCGCCCGGAAGTTCTTCGATTTGAGCGATAGGGAGATGGGCCTATTGGCACAGGAGGCAGATATTGATCTTGAACAGCTATAAGGCGCTGAATGACTTTGCGTATCAGCTTGAGCGGCACATCCGCGATGATCAGTTCCATACCAAGGTGGTGGTAACACCGTCACCGGTGAAGGAGCAGGGAGTTGTCATCAAGGTTAGCCTCATAAAGACATTTCTGCAGGGCGAGCCAAGAGCAATACGCGCAAGCCGTATGCTGCGCGTCCGGGTGTCTGTAACGGGAACCGCCGAAAGCATGACCGGCCTGGAACAGGCGCTTGCCGCCATTGAAGCCATAGATAGTTACCTTGCGTCCGACAGGCTCCGCCTTGAGGTAGTTGACGAGGGGAGGAACATCAGGGGCGTACCGAACAGCCGTATCATCCAGGCGATAAGCCAGGAAGATAGCTTTATCGACAGCCCCGATTCGACATCGGTACAGGACGTACAGGACGACCGTGTCGTTACCATAACAATTCCATCAGGAGAATTTTAATGAGCCAGCATATTACCAGGTATAAGACCGAAAACGGGAAGACCCGCAAGGTCAAGGGTTCCGCCGGGAAAGGCGCGGACAAACACGGAACGCCAGGCAGTACCGGCGCTGATAATAAAAATCTTCAGCCGGGAAGTCCGGCAAAATAAGGAGCATTAGCCATGGAAAGCCAAAAAACACTCATCGGTGATGACAGTATGATCTTCACCGGCGACCTTAGCGGGAACGAATACGCAGGCGACGGGGTAAAAAGTATTTCGGAACTTGCCGGGTCGCTGCCAAACTCTACAGACATCAAGCGCGTGATGTGCGTCATCACCGCGATCGCGGCCGAAGTATCCATTTTCCCCGATGGGCTTATCGTCGGGGATCTCTTTCCTGCAATAGGTACCGAAGTACCGGAGGCAGGAGATAAGTTCAGAGTCCTCAACCTTTCCCATGTAGCGGACGCCTCGAGCTGGAGCCTTTCGATAACGCAGGGGGAGATAGATGTTACCCGGCTCAGCGACAAGTTCCGTAAATACCGGCTCGGGAAAAAGGACGCGCAGCTCTCCCTTTCCTCGATCTTTACGGTCGGTGAATCTGACCGGCCAGGCGGAGTGATAAACCGGAACATGAAGCTGGTAAAACAGTCGGCCGATGGAACATACATCATTACCGAAGAAGCAAACCGGGCGCTCTATATGCTCGGTTACGCCAATAAGGCCGCGCTGCCTGAGGAAACCGATGATTTTGTATTCTGCCAGATATACCTGTACAACGTGAAGCTTGGCGGGCAGTCGGGCAGCGCCCAGTCTTACGACGCTTCCGGAAGGCTCACCAACATGGACCCGGTGTTCTATTCCCTGGAAGCCCAGGCTGTTTAAGGGGTAATTATGCGCCTTACCATATCCAATGAAGGGGTGTTTATTCCCTCTTTTAAGGGGAATAAAGATCTCCCCTCAACCGACCAGATTACAGTCAGGTACAAGAGCCCGACCGTTGCAATAAAGAACCGCTGCCGGAAGAAACCCCAGGCAAAGGGCATCGCCTCATCCAGCGGCAGTCTTGAACACATGGAGATCGTAGTCGAGCGGGACGATATCGCAACCCTGAACGAGATGCTTATCTCCATTTCAGGCTGCTCGTATGAGGGCAGCGACGGCAAAGACAAAGCGATCGTAGGAGCGCAGGACTTAATCAACGCGCCGCTGGTCTTTGAACCGCTGCTCAAGGAGATCGTCGCTGAATTTGACAGCCTCCTGGACAATTCGGGCATAGACGGAAAAAACTAAGGATCGCTTACCGGGTATACCGCGCCGGTAAGCATGAAGCCTGCGTCGTTCCGGGGCGGAACCCGCTCTGGAATACCCGCGTAAAGGATGAACGCGGGCAGGATGTGTTTATACCAACATTGGACGCGGTTTCATTTATCACCGAAGAGTTTTACGCGGCGCTTGATGTGTTTTATACCACTGAAAATATGGGCTGCCTGCCGTTTTCAGGCGGCTGGGCGGAACAGCCGGCATGGATCACGGAAGCGCTTTCCGTCCTGAAAGTTGAGCGCTGGAAAGTTGACGAGGAAGAACGCGAACTAAAACAACAGGAAGCGGAGGACCGCCGGAAGCATGGCAAACGATAGCAAGAGCCTTGAACTACAGATCCGCATTGCTACTGAGGAAGCCCTGAAGGCGGTGTCCTCGCTCAAGGGAGAGATACAGGCTCTTGCCGGTGAGGCGAAAAAGTTCGAGGGAAACGGCGGCTCCGCGCTTAAAGATTCTTTCCGTGATGCTGAAAAAGCGGCCAAAGAAACGTCCATGAGCATTGGCGATATAAAGAAAGCCCTCGGTAGTCTCGCCGAAGTTGTCGCCGCGGCAAAGGCCCTGTCGGTAATCAAGGACATGGGCGCCTTCGCGCTCCAAACCGCCGATAACTTCCAGACTGCCCGTAACCAATTCGGTACACTCCTGGGCGATATGCAGGCCGGCGCCGGACTTTTCAACCAGATAAAAACTTTCAACGATAAAACGCCCTTCTCCCTTGATACCCTAACCCAGGCAACGAACGTGCTCATCGCGGCAAAAGTACCGCTTAAGGATTTACAGGCTGAACTTACCAAATTCGGGGATCTCTCCCAGGGGAATTCCGAAAAGATGACGAGCTACGTCAACGCCTTTAGCCAGGCCGCCGCAAAGGGCAAGGCCGACATGCAGGTGCTCAATACCTACATCCACCAGGGCGTCCCGATCCTCGACGCGCTGGCCAAGGGCTTTGGTGTTACTACGGCGGAGATCGTGGAGATGTCAAGCCAGGGGAAGATTAGTTTCGCCGATTTTTCAAAAGCCCTTGATGATCTCACCGCCTCAGGCGGGCAATATTTCGGAGGGATGGAACTCGGCTCCAAGAGCCTCGCGGCCATGCAGGAGGGCCTCAAGGAATCGGTCAATTCCCTGGCCGCTTCGTTTGGGGAAATGCTCCTGCCTGGGGCAATTGCCGTGGTGGAAGCGCTGACCAACATTACAAACGCTATCAACAACAGCCCGTTATTGAAGGGGCTGCTCGTGGGGGCGATAGTAATGCTCACAGGCTATCTTGCGTCTATGGCGGTTAAAGCAGTAGTTGCCTTTGCTGCCCAGATGAGCCTAAACCTCGCTATAGGAGCGATGAATCCAGTAGTACTGGCAAGTACCATCGCTGTGGCAGGACTAGCGGCGGGGTATATGTATATGTCCTCAACTCAGCAGGCAAGCGCCAGGGAAGCGGAGAATTTGGCTTTTCAACAAAGGCAACAGAAGGATGCAATTGACGCTACCAGAGAATCAGTAATGTCATTCGCCCAGGCTCTTAAAAATATGTCAGATGTGGATCTGGATAAAAATATCACGTTAATTAATCGTGAGATAGATGAAATCAAAAATAACATCGTGAGATTGGAGCAGTCGTATAATAAGGCAGTCGCCAATGGGAACAAAACCATGGCAAATTATTGGGCAGATCAGCTTAAAGGTGAAAAGGAAAATCTTGATCGGGCGCTAGGGGATCTGAATAACGCTCAAGGTGTTTTAAGTGGACGGCGGACAAGCTGGATTGATTCCATGTATGGGAATACCGAAGCGGGAAAACTTGAAAAGCTTACCGCCCAGCTTGCGATCGCCCAAAATTATTTAACTGGCGCCAATTTACCAGCAGGTGAAAGAACCAGGCTTCAGGAGGTAATAAAAAACCTGAATGCCGAAATTGAAAACCTATCAAAGAAAGCCTCCGGAGCCATGAGCGAGATGGACCGCATGGCATCAAAATGGAAAGAATCATGGGCCAATACCTGGAATAAATTCCAGGCAGATGAGTCGATGGATCCATTCGCCGGCATCGAGCTTGAGCGAGGGAAAAAGCTGGCCGATGCCTGGGAGAATTATGTACGATCCGGTAACAAAGAAACAATTGATCAGGTAAACGCCTATTACGACGCCCAGCGGGGTAAGGTGAGTAAAAATCTGGTTGATAAAGAAGAGCAAATGCAGCGGGAACTCTCAAAGACAAAAGTAGACGATCTGCAATACGAGATGAGCAAGGCATTGGAAGCCATCGACACCCTTGAAGCGCAGCGCATTATAGCCGCAGGGAATTCCGAGGAAGAAATAGCAGCCATACGGGAACATTTTGCAGCGATGCGCGGAGAAACAGAATCACAATTCAAAATCAAAATTGATAAACAAGAGCTTGAAGAAGCTCTGGCTCCTTTTAAGGAGGCAAAAGAAGCTGTCGTAGATTGGCAAACAACCCTTGCTGACAATCTTTCCTTGGCCCTTATGAATACGCAGAAATTCAGCGATGAAGCCGCCATTATTTTAGGGCAACTCGCTGCCCAGTTTATTGAGCTATCAGCATCTTCGGCGCTTAATGGCTTTGAGGAATTTGGCCGCGCCCTGGGCGAAGGCAAAGATGCCGCCGAATCCTTACAGGCCGCCATGGCGGCTATGGCCCAGCAAATACTCCGCCAGCTCCCCATGATGTTCCTGCAAGCCGGACTCCAGCTTATCGCCAACGGCCAGTGGCAGCTGGGCATTGGCTTCATTGCCGCGGCCGGGTCAAGCGCCATCATTTCCGGTTATGTGGACGGGGCGTCGAAGGCGGCGCGGAAGAACGCCCAGGGCGGTGTGTACGACGAGTACGGCCAGGCGGCCCGCGCCTTTGCCGCAGGGGGGACATTCACCAACCAAATCGTAAACCAGCCCACCTATTTCCGGCACGGCGGCGGCCTCGGCCTGATGGGCGAGGCGGGCCCTGAAGCGATACTCCCGCTCAGGAAGATGGCCTCGGGCAATCTCGGTGTTGAAGCGGGTTCAGGCGGTACAAACGTAATCGTCAACATCATCAACAATAGCGGCGCCGAAGTCAGCCAGGAAGAAAAGACCGGCCCCGGCGGGAACAAGCAAATAGACGTAATTATCGGCTCATTGGTCAATAACCATATTGCGTCCGGCAAGGCTGACCGGGTTATGGGTTCACGGTATAATCTGCGGGCGGCGGGGGTGTAGATGGCAACGATTATCTGGCCTGAAATACTTCCGCCGGGACTGCTTGCGGAAGGTTTTACCAAACAACCCCAGAGCAATGTGATTCGTACCGCTATGGACGCGGGGCCGCAAAAATCCCGCCAGCGCTATACCGCCCGGGCGGTCAACTATTCCGGCAAGCAGGTGTTCGACGTGTCAGAACTCGCAATTTTCGAGCAGTTCTACCATATCGACCTGGCCGACGGGGTTCTGCGTTTCAGGTTTGAAGACCCCGTTACCCTTGAAACAGCCGAGTTCCGTTTCACCGCTGATTATAAGGTCAGCGAAAACAATGGCCTGTATGAGGTCACCATGGAACTGGAACGCCTATGAGCAGGCTGTCCCCCGCAGCAACCGGCGCCGTTCTTGCCCCCGAGACCGGCAAGGTATTTCTCCACCTCCTTACCATTGAGACCTCGGGCGGGGCAATACTGCGCTTTGTGGACAATAACCAAAATATTGTCTCACGGGGTGACACCTATAGCGCCGCTGGTTTTACCATCATCCTGCCGGAACAAACCGATGACGCGCCCCGGCCGTGCAGGCTTGCCATCGACAATACCGACCTGTCCATTTACCAGGTTATTAAACAAGCGGCCGGCCAGAGCGTCAGCATCACGGTCGCGGTCATCATGGCAGACACACCGGACGTTTACGAACGCGGGCCGCTCAAGTACCGGCTGCGGAACGTGCGGGCTACCAAGGAAACCATTGAGGGCGAGGTATACGATTTCTACCTGAGCGACCGCAAGTTTCCCAAGGATACCTACTCGCCTGAAGATTTTGAGGGGATGTTTTTCTGATGTATTCATGGGTCAAAAACTATATAGGTATTCCCTTTATCTCAAACGGCCGGACGAAAGAGGGCTGCGACTGTTACGGTCTTGTCCGCCTTGTGCTTATGGAAATATACGGCGTCCTTCTTCCTGAGCTTTCTAACGATTATGAAAATGCCAGAAACATCGCCGAGACCCAAAAACTTTTCAAGGAAAAGCTCCCTGTTTTATCGGCCGCGCGGATCCCCGCGATAGAGGAAAAGGCCGTCGTCCTCATCCGCGAGGCGGGACATCCCTGCCATCTGGGGATTGACGCCGGAGGCGGCTATATCCTCCACACCAATTATAAAACCGGCAGTGTCTGTCAGCGCCTGTCTCATCCGGATCTTTCCGGCCGCATAGAGGGGTATTACCGTGTCCGTTAAAATAATCGCCGAGCTGAATCCGGTAAGTACCAAACGTACCACACTCACCGCTGGCGCTAAACCTATCGCAGACATCATCCGGGAACTCAATACCGGCTTCCCCCTCTCGTACGCGAGGGTGTCCCGGAACGGCGAGATTGTCAGAGACTTTACTGTAATGGCGGAGGACGGGGATACCCTCTGGATAAAGTTTGTACCCTACGGCAGCCCAAGCGATGCCGGCGCCGGCATGAAGGTTGGAGGCTGGGCGATTGCCGTTGTTGGTATCGTGCTTACGGCGGTCTTCGGCTGGACCGGCATAGGAGGACTTGCCGGCGCGGCGCTCATCGGCACCGGCCTTTCCATGGCCCTCGGCGGCACGGTGTTGATGAACATCAATATCCCATCCCTGAAAGACCAGGAAAAGCCGGAAAATGACCCGTCCATACGGGGCGGGAAAAACCAGGCGCGGCCGCATGGCAGGGTTCCTGTTCTCTTCGGCCGGCACCGCCTCTATCCGGATCTGGCAGCCAACTCCTATACCCAGATAATCGATGGCAAGCAATATTATACGCAACTTTTTTGCGGCGGTTACAAAGACTGCGTGATTGACCTGGGCAGTCTCAAGCTGGGAGAGACGGCCCTCGTTGAACTATCCCAAACCAAGAGCATAAACAAAGTTCTTTCCGACGCGGATCCGCTTATCAGCCTGGAAATTCTACAGAATGGCGAACCATCAAGTCTTTACCCAAACTGTATCCACGAAGACGCGGTCAACGCGCCGCTTAAAAACCAGACCGACGAAGGAATATCCGGCGCGGTTATCCGTACCACACCCGACAAGACCAATAGCATCAACGTCGATATCTTTTTGTACAACGGGATCGGCAAGTATAACAACGACGGCGAGCTGAAAACAGCGTCGGTAATCGTAAGCGCGCTCTATAAATATGCCGATGATCCGGATTCCGCATATCAGAGTCTCGGTTTTTTTTACAAGGGGAGCAATACCCTTTCGGGGGCGGAACTAAAGACGAAACGGTACCAGATAACAAAATCCGGTCTGCCCCCCGGCAGGTACACGGTAAAAATTGAACGCATCACCCCTGATTCAACCGACAGTAAGATCGTTGACCAGGTATACACCGGTTCGATACGGTCAATAAAATCGGTACGGCCCATCCGCGCCGAACGGCAGCAGAATCTTATCATTGTTGTTCTGCGGGTCATGGCCACAAGCCAGCTCAACGGCGTGGTTGACAGTTTCAACTATGTCGCCACATCAAAAATGCCGGTGTATTCAGGCGGCGGTTCTGGTTCTCTGTACTGGCTTAACACGGCGGAAACCCGCAACCCCGCGGCGGTGCTCCTCTATGCCCTTCAGGGCCGGGCCGCACAACAGATCATTGACCCTAACGATATTGACTGGACCGCTTTAGAGTCCTTTTATACATGGTGCGAGGAGCATGACTATACCTGTAACGCCTACCTTTCGGAATCCGTTACCATCGCCGATCTCTTGCGGATGATAGGCAGTACCGCAAGGGCCGATATCCTCCGGATTGATTCAAAAATCAGCGTGGTACAGGATATTGAACGCCCTTCTCCCATGCAGCTCTTCACGCCGAAGAATACCAAAAGCTACAGCGTAACAATGTTTAACGCCGACATTCCTGACGCGATTGCGCTGCGCTACATCGACGAAGATGCCGGTTTCGCCCAGAACGAGCTACAGGTCTACAACACGCCTGACGGTAACCGCAGCGAGGAGCCGGAGACTACCCAAAAAACCGACCTCTGGGGTATCACCAATTCAGCCCAGGCCCGCCGTATCGGCATGTACAATTACGGATGTCTTACGAACCGGCCCTTTGTCCATACCATTGAGGTGGATATTGAATACCTCCTCTGTAACAAGGGCGACTGGATACAGTACGCCGGGGATATCGCGCTCACCGGAGTGTTCCAGGGCAGAATTAAAGACCTCATCTGGGCTGAGGGATTGTGTATTGGATTTTATACAGATGAACCAGCGCTATTGACAGATAAGCGGCAGGCCGCGGTCAGAATACGGAAATCCGATGGCGTCGTGATCCTCAAGGATGTAACCATTCCTCCGGGGAAGCGTTCCGAATGGTCTCTTTCCTATTATCCCGGTTCCGGCGGAGACCTTCATGATCCGTCTTTAAACGGCATGTATCCGGTTGATGATGATAATGTGTATTATATACCCGGAAATGAAATCTATTTTATTGAGCCATTTGAGGAAAACGAAGCCCCGGCGCCGGGCGACATATACGCTTGCGGAATCCGTGGATACGAAGCGCTTGATCTTATTATCACCGGCATCCAGCCGCAGGCCGACCTTTCCGCAACCCTTACCTGCGTAGAATACAGCCCCGCGATCTTCGGGGTGGATTCTCCAGACTTCATTCTGCCCATATTTGAGAACAGGATAAGCCCGGTTTCCGGCGCCGTAGATTCAGGCGTTGTCTCATCTGACCGCTTAAAGCTGTTTGTGATTTACCATGATGGCGATGAGGAACCGCCCAAGCCTTCCAGTGATGGCCAGGAGGGAGGCTGGCATTACGCTCAGACCCTTCGCTCTGTTTGGCAGTCGAGCAAGATGGCGGAATCGGTCAATGGTGGGGAATGGGGGCCGCCCATCAGAATCAAGAACGAACGCGGGGACGCTGATGTTACCCCGATATGGCTTTCCCTCTCTCCACAAAACAAGGCCCTTGAAAGTGATAGCGAGGGTAATATCCTTGCGGGCCTCCTTCCCTTTACCTCACAAGCCCGGCTTTTCCGGTGGAACTCCCTCATCCTGGAGGGCATTGTGTTTTCCCTGCTTAACGCTCCCGCCGGGGTATCCATAGACAACAGTGGGCTTATCACGGTAGGGGCTGGCGCGCTGCTCAATGACCAGAACAGTATCACCGTGAAAGCTGAATATCAGGATTCGGTATATACGGCCGCGCTGTCTGTTACGATGGACAGGAGCAGCAGCGCCGCTCCCCGGTACCTGGGTACCGTCGGCATTTTATCGGCCACGGCGCAAATAAATATTGTCAAAGGGCCGGTACAGGGCCAGGTATATGCCCGCCAGGGTGATTATGTCCTCGCTATCGCCGCCGTTGGCGGCCGGCAGGCCGGCAGCGTTTTCCAGTGGACCGGCCTCGTCTGGGAGTACCGCGCCACGGACCGCTATACAGACCTTTACCTCCGCTGCTTCAAAGACGGCCTTGACGTACCGGGCCTGGCTTATGACATGGAATGGTTCGGCGCGGTTTTTGCAAAGCTTATCGTTGCACAACAGGCGTTTATTGAAGAGCTGCAGGCACAAATGATACAGGTTAGCAATACTATCTTTGGTGGGTCGAGATTCACTAAAAATGCTCAGGGGCAGATTGTAGACAACGGCCCGGGACTTACCGGATTCAGGCTCGGGAGCGATGGTAAACTTGTGGCTTCAGGTGTTGAAATTCAATCGCCCAATTTTAATGGGACCAATATTGCCGACAGGGCTGGCTATAAATATGATAATGATGGAAATGCGGTTATTAATAATCTTGATACAGCAAATTTGAAGCTGCCTTCCATGTATAGAGTGTTGAATAAATATTTTAATGGATTTCAAGTAAGTGGCGCATTAAGGGGGTTTTTTAAAGTAAAAGATGCGTATCATCAGGGTGGGGGTAGTATTGGTTTCAGTGACAATGGTGTTATTTCAAGCTATACCGTTGTTTCTATTCCTGGAACAAGTGCTGGAACAATTGATGGTATAGAATTTACATTTAGCGCACCTACCTCTGATGAAATACAGCAACTTTATAGTTGCGCTGCATTCTCTTATTGGATGAGAGAAAGCGGCGATCTGGGAAACGGATTTTGTCGTGTTACTGTAGCAGATTTTAGTAGTGGCAATAAGACAGTAAAATATAGAATTATACCGGTTCAACAAAATGGGCAGGGCATAGTATTTCCAAGCAGCGGTACCAATACAGTTACTGTATATTTGTTTCTGTTTGGATAGGCGGAATTATTTTTATGCAATGCTTGTTTATCCGTATTAGACTTCTTGTTTTCTTCTGATGGTACAATGGGCCTATGGCGTATAAAAAGACTGTCTGGAAAGCCCGGAAGGGTACTAACCTCAACAAGTTCACGAAGAGCCAGGAGACGGCCAAGTCTGTCATGTTGGCCAATGCTCCCGATGAAATAACCGAAGCAGGAACTCCTTTCAATGCTGATAATATGAATCACATTGAGGATGGGATTGCTGAGGCGTATGCGACTATTGAAAATGAGGCGGCAGAGCGTACCCAGGGCGATAACGGCACGCTGGAGGAGGCCAAAGGGTATACAGATCAGCAGGTCGCTGCAGAGGAACAAACCCGGCAGACGGAAGATCAGACTTTACAGAACAATATAGACTCTGAAATACAGTCTCAACAGTCGGCGATTAACACCGAAGCACAAACAAGGGCGAGCGCAGATAATGGCCTGCAGATGGCGATAAATAGTGAGGCGCAAAACAGGGCTACAGCGGATCAAGGTTTGCAGAACACAATAGATAATGAGGTTCAGGCCCGACAGTCGGCTGACAATACTTTACTGGAAAAGATACCAGACATTGAGCAGGTAAAAAGGTTGGTATCAATGGGCGTTAACCTAAATCCTGCGGTTCCGGATACTACTTGTATGATGATGCAGGAAGGATACCAAATTCCCGATGGTCCTGCCGGTGTCAGTGAGGCTTATTATGTAACTTTACACCATTCCAACCCCGCCCGCTATTTGCGCCAGATAGCTTATGACCTGAATTCTACGGATATTTACACACGTTGTATCGCCGCGGGAGCACTATATAATGCCGGAGGCGATGCAAACGGGTGGGTGAAATTGCCATCAGCTCAAGACATGTCTATGACGAACGCTGTTACGCTGAATACCACTCAAACAATTACAGGCGCCAAGAATTTTAATACTCTACGAGCATTGGCTCTTGATGGGAAAACATGGCTTGATGTTGGTCAAATCCTGTCAGACGCAAATGCAGGTATTAGGGTTATTAGGCTGCTGGCTGGGGCTTCATATCAAATACCGATGAATATAATCACTGGTTGCGCCATGATACAGATATCAGGCATTTTTCTTTGGTCTAATTTCAGCGCTACAGAAAATTATGTAAACGGGATAATTATGCCTTCCCACAATTATGTCGCATCTTCCCAGGCAGGAGCTTATTTCTGCCGGGATGGAATAGCAGATATCTCTATGCGTTACCGTGATTTTTTTACAGCAGCTCCAATAATCAAGGCAACTGTTTATTCTCCGATTAATATTATTATTTATCCAGTTGGTCGGGAGCTGGTATCCCAATGAGTAAAGTAATCGTCACCATCGCACGGGATGAAAACTTATATATCAATGAATGGGTAAGGCATCATATTGACCTTGGGTTTGACCAGATATTCGTATACGACAATTATTCAGATCCTCCATTGCAAAACGAGATCGACAAACTACCGGACGAGTATCGAAGAAAAGTCATTGTCGAAATGCAGGAAATCATGGAAAACCCACAGGTTGACGCGTATGGTAAGGGATTGAACCATTACATGGAATCTGCTGACTGGATAGCGTTCATTGACGTTGACGAATTTATTACTGTTCCGAGCGGTGACCTGGAAGAAACATTGCAGCGGTATAACCGTCCAAGCGTTGGAGCCGTAGTAATGGGATGGCAATTCTACAATGCCAATGGCCAGGAAAAATATGAAGATAAGCCTGTACAAGAACGCTTCACTCAATCCTGTAAACATTATGATAGATGTTGTGGAAAGAGCATTGTCAGGCCGTCCTATATAGCCTACCCCGGCGTCCATTACCCACTTCTTTTGGACGGGTACCTGGTGGAAGAGAATAACATTGGATTGGTTCATTGTAGGTTTGAAGCCACTTACGAGCATATTTACATAAAACACTATTACACCAAAAGCTACGAAGAGTGGATATGGAAATTGCAGCGGGGATCATGCGACAGCCGATGTCTTAAAAAATATGATGAGTTTTTCCTTTATAATCCTGACCTACTGTATATGAAGGATGAAAACCTGATGAAGGCACAAATGAATTGTATGCATGGCGAACTGATATTGAAGTCAACCCAGGAGCATAATCTTGTTGACGGTTTCATCGACTATTCAGATGGGTATAAGTAAGGCTTGAAAACCATGGGAAATTTCAAGAGTCGGTATTTACCATGGGCTGAACTTCCTCAAAACATCGTAGGTCGTATCGTTTCCAGACAGTGGAAAAAAAAGCTGCAACTGCTCAATGATTCTGCGATCACTGGGGTGGAAGAGCTTGAAAAACGATATGGATTGAAAATCTATATCGTAAGCGATAAGAGTAAAAAGAATGATAAATACCTGAAAGATTTATCTGGCTTTTCGCTTGGTAAATATATTTGCCTTACAGATTTGAATGATATAGAAGAGGTGAAGCACGAATCCGGACATTCGCTACAGTCAAAGGAACTGAAGTGGCTTTATTTGCTGGTGGTCGGTATCTGTTCTGCAGTTTTCTGCAATTTGTGGGATAGGTTCTTCCACCAGAAATGGACTTATGAAAAGCGTATCAAGTGGTATTACAACCGATGGCCTGAAAAATGGGCAGATAGGCTTGGCGGAGTTGATCGGGAATTACAAGTAACGTAAAATTGACATAAAAATACAAGCAAAAGCACTAAAAAACACGAAAAAAACCCCCGTTTTTGCCAAATTAGGTGAACATTTTTGCCAAACTTAGTGAGCGGTTACAGGTATGCATATAGGTTCAAATAAATTAAAAGGGAAAAAATAAAAATGAAAAAGAGTACGTATATTATTTATTTTTTAGTTTTTATCTTTTCCCTTTTACTTTGTATATCCTGCAGTCTGGGAGGGAATATTGACGCATGGCGGGAACTGGCGGGGAAAAAACCTGCGAGTGAGGAGCAAACGCCGGGCCTGGCTTTTACGCTGATAAACAGCGGTACGGAATATTCGGTTAGTAGAGGCACGGAAACTGCCGCCGATGTGGTAATTCCGTCAGAATACAACGGCCTGCCGGTGACCGAAATAGCTTACGCTGGATTTTATAATAATACAGGGCTAAAGAGCATCACTATACCCGACAGTGTAATAGAGATCGGAAGCAGTGCATTTGCCGGGTGTAGCGGCCTAACGAGTATCATTATACCCAACAGCGTAACGTGGATCCGGATCGGCGATAGTGCGTTTACCAGTTGCAGTAACTTGACGAGTATCACCATACCAGAAAATGCGAGTATCGGCGTGGGTACGTTCTTCAATTGTAACAGCCTGACGAAGGTTTTTTACGGCGGAGCGGATATTCCGGAATGGAATAGTGATTATTTTTATTCCGCCAATGATCCCCTTATATCGGCAACCATTTATTGCCATTCCGCAGCAGAGCCTACTACGGCTGGTAATTATTGGCGTTGGGTAGGTGGAGTGCCGGCGGTGTGGAATTAGGCAAAGGAAGAGATAAAAGGTAAAAAATAAAAGAGAAAAAAGAACAGAGGGCAATGAACGATAACCAAACGCATGTGCCTTAATTAAAGGAGAAAAATCATATGAAAAAAGAAGTTTTAACAAATGAGCGATACATCGGTAGAAAGCACCATGCAAGAAACGCTTTGGCGGGGGTGCTATTCATCCTAGTTTTTGCATTTTCCGCTTGTGGTAACCCTTCTGGAGGTAACTCCCCTGATGTTACAGTTTACGCTGCAGGTTCTTATACTGAAGCCGGTATTGTGAAAGCCTGTTATTGGATAGGGGTAAAACGTATAGACCTTGATATTCCAGCTACAGCAACATGGTCCTGTGCTTATGGAATTACCGTGGCAAACGGAACTGTTTATAGCGTAGGTGAATATGGTTCTAATGAGAATGCTTGTAAGGCGTGTTATTGGACGGGGACAGCGAACCGACCTCAATCCGGCTACAGCAATATATTCCCGTGCTTATGGAATTACTGTAGTAAACAGCATAGTTTATACTGCAGGTTGTATTGGAATTAATGATTATATTTATAATAATACCGCGTGTTATTGGACAGAGACAGCGCTCACAGAGCTCAATATGCCAATTACAGCATCGTATTCCGATGTTTATGGAATCACAGTGTCAAACAGTACTGTTTATACTGCAGGTATGTATTATGATCTTGGATCCGGTATTGAAAAAGCCTGCTATTGGAAAGGGACAGCGTGTACAGACCTCAATGTTCCGGGTACAGCAGCAGGTTCCTTGGCTTTGGAAATTACCATGGTAAACGGTACCCTTTACACAGCGGGTGGATATTATGATCCAACATCCGGTACTACCAAAGTGTGTTATTGGACGGGGACGGCGCGTACGGATCTCTACACGGTAGGGGAAGATGCCGATATTGAATGTTGTTTCATTGCGGTCAAATAAAGCAAAAAGGTGTCAATCACACCTTTGACAAAGCCAATATGCGCTCTCGCAGGGACACAAAGCTCGCAGAGGGAAGAAAAGTTTTGAAAGCTCAATCTCTTCCTTCTGTGTACTCTGCGCCGCCGTGAGCGTTCTTTTTCATTCATCATTCCGTATTTCAAAAATACCGAAATCGCCGGGAAAAAGCACTGATTTTTCGAATTTCTGAAGTGAAATTCAAAAATGAATAACGAATTTCTAATCAGAAATTCCATATGTAATAAACCGTAGGTTTACGGACACGCAAAGGTTAAATGTCATCAATTTTTGTGGTATGCCATGCAAAAAAACCAGAGATAAAAAGTAAAAAATAGAATACAGCTTTTTCTTGCTTTTTTACTTTATAGTTTTTATTTTTTACTTTGTTGGGCTCTTGCATTATTGTTGTTTTTGACCTACAATAACAATGTGAAGAATGAAATTAAATATATGTGGGACGAAGGCAAGCGCAATGAAAATATCAAAAAGCGCGGTCTTGACATAGCAATATTGGCGCCTAAGGTATTTGAGGATCCGGATGCGCAGATTGAACCAGACCTCCGTAAGGACTATGGAGAGGACAGATTCCTTATCTATGGTTTGGCAGATGACCTTCGGCTTTGTATTTGTTTTACGCCTCGTGAAGATGTTATTTGGCTGATTACGATCTTCAAATTACACAAGAAAGACTGGGAGAAACATTATGTCAAGAAAGATAATTAGCATGACAGCGAAGGAAATTCGAAACACTTATGGTAAGGATGAAGCGAAAGCAATGGAAATGGCCCGCGCCGCGCCGGAGGAAACTTTTGATATAAACCCTGGTGGAAAGTCAGTAGCACGTGGTTTCGCGGCATTTAAGGAACATATTAATCGCCATGGGCGGCCCAAGGCTGAAGATCCGAAGGTTAGCATATCAATACGGATTCCTCTTTCAAAAGCAGCCGGATTGCGTGCGACCGGTCCGGGATGGCAAACCAGGATCAGCGATTTCATTGTTAAAGGCTATGACCGTGGAGAACTATCGCCATAAATGACCAAATTCGTGCACGAATGCAATAAAAGTATGTGGTAAAAATGAGAAAGCAAATTTTCTTGCTTTTTTACCTTTTATCTTTTACTTTTTATCCGATCCTCATTCCCTTCTTCATGTGCTATATTTATAAGTATGTCATCACCGATCTTACCCTTTCATCCCCTGATCAACGCGTGGTTTGCCGAAACTTACGGAAAGCCGACGCCGGTACAGGAGGAGGCGTGGCCGCTCATCGCGCAGGGTGAGCATGTCCTCGCGCTTGCGCCTACCGGGAGCGGCAAGACGCTCACGGGCTTTCTCGCGGCCATTTCCCGCTTTGCCGAGGGGAGCTACGAGGCGGATAAACTTTCGGTGTTGTACATCTCGCCGCTCAAGGCCCTGAACGAAGACATCAGGCGGAATCTGATCTTCCCCCTGGAAGGGATACGGAAGCGCTTTGAGGAGG